TTATATACTTTGTTATTGTTGTAATATCCATAGATCAATCCATTGGCTATCTTGATCTTTTCAATTACATCTCCTTCCTTAATCATGGTAAAGTATTCTAATGGTTTCACATTATACTTTGTAAGAACTTTTTTTCTAATACCAAACTGCATCCAATAATCAGCATCTTGCTTGTTCCAATCACGAGGCAAAGCAAAGTCTACTTTATATTTAGGAGCAGGAGTAAATTCATCATAGTCAAATACACCACCATCCATAGACCACTTGTTCCAATCTTCTACTATCCTAAACAATGCTTTAGAATAGTCAAGACCAAATAACTCACAGACTAGATCAATTTTACTACCTTGTTTACCTGATGAAAAATCTTTAAACTTATATTCATTTGTATAATTACATAAATAGATACACATAGAAGCTGTACGCTCATTGGGATTAAACACTGACTTAATCTTTATATCCTGACCGGTTAACCTTTCAGGTAGAGTAAGATAGTATTCAAATACCCATGCACTATTTACATCATCTTTATTATTAGCAAATCCTTTTGTAGTAAACATAGCATTAGATTTAAAAGTTTGGGGCTGAGGGTTGGACAACGCAAGTGTTTTCTCCTCAATTAAGCTGGTATGACCACGTCTGGAATTACACCATTCAGCACCCACTACTTTTATTTATAATTCAAAGTCATCAACAACACCATTACCTGATGAAGTTGCAGCTACAGTAGACTCAGCTTTCTTTTGTACCTCACGTACATGTTCAGCTTTGTTAAATGTAATCAACCTTGAATTGCTAATATCAACATCCAAAGATTCTGCAGGAATACCATCCTTAGATAACTTTGGTAAATATAAATCATTATTAATATATCCTTCCTTGTTTTCCCACTCTCTGCTTGCTAAGCAAACATTAAAGAAGTCACCGGAAAGAACTGAGTTAGCTTTAGATATAAAGTCCTCAATTGTTGCAGCTTCAATCTTATCTAGATCTGATCTTTTATTAACTGCTTCACTTAAGAATATCATAGCTTTTAAAATCTCTTGATCTTTATTAATTTCTCTACCACTAGGTAATGTAGTATCCTTATATGGATAAGGAGACATTCTTACTCTACCAATTTGACCCTCATATCTACCTTTAGCTTCATTATCTTTATCTCTAAAGAATCCTTCAAAGTCACCACCTACTGGCATACTTTCTACATGTAAATGCACATTGTATGCATCTCTATCATATGGTGTTTGATCAAATGAAATAGAATTAATTCTTACTGAGTGATTTCCTGGACCTAATAAAGGTCTTACTTTACCTGAGCCAACGCTCATTTCTTTAGTGTTTAACATTTTCTTTTTTTTTAAAATTAATAATTAGTTTTCATACTTAGTTATACAGTCTTTTACTAACTGTAAATCATTTTCTATAAAGGATTCTTCAAACATTCCCATTGGAGACTTACATGTGTTTTCTCCATTGTTAACTGTATCAAACCCATATTCTAATGAATCTTCTGTTTTCTTAACTCTACCAAATAATACAATAGAAAATAATCCTTCCAAAGTTAATGTATTATCTATCATTTTCCCAATAGTTTTAGCTTTAACTTTCCTGTGTCCATTTA